TTGTGCACGTACTGTGCCAAGTTTCTGCAGCGTAGCGTCAAGGTCAATCTTCTCACCTTTGAACAATCTATGCTCACTTGATTCAAGTTCGTCAAGTTGTTCTTTTACAAAATTATTGTCTACAATTTTTTTATTTTTCTCAGAGATTTTTTCAAAATCGCTTCGTAATCTCTGTAAATCGTCTTCATCTTTTTGTGAGAATTTTGGTAAATTTAATATCGGAAGTATGTCTATACTCTCCAATTTATTTTCATTTAACCATTTCACTATTGTATCAGACTTACTGTTGAGGCCATTCACTTCAAATGAAATCTCTCTAGCAGCTTCTTTGAAAATATCAAAGAACTCTACATATTCTTCTAGCTTTAAAAGATCAATTAGAAACTTTTTTCTGTTTGTATCTGTTGCAGTTAGAAACTGTAGTGATGTATTCGTGTTTTGATACACGAGTTGTGTAAAAGTTTTAAAATCTAACCCAAGTAATTCTTGGACTGTTTTGTATGTATTAGTAGCTGTGTGGCTAGAAATATCATCACCATTTTTATAGAGTTTACACTTTATACTTGCTTTACGAGTTACATCAATCTCGTACTCATTGTCATCTACTGAGAATGTTATGTTTATCCAGTAACCTTGATTTACAAATCTATTTTGTATTTCTTGTTTTTTTATTCCTTTACTATTCTTATTGAATAAGACTTCCTCGATAATAAGTGGTATGGAAGACTTGCCTTGTCCATTTGTCCCAACGAGTTGGGTAAGGTTACTATCATTAAGGTCAAGAGTATTGTCCGAGCCATAACTAAAACAATTATCCCAGCGTAGCGTCTTTAGAGTAATCATTAAACACCCCCATTATTTGTTTTATCTTGTCATCTGTTAAATTAAGTATAGCACTCATGTACTCTACCAGCTCTTCCTCTATAGTTAAATCCTTAAGGTTAAGAGTAGCCTCTGAACTTCTTTTGACTACTTTCTTGTCAAGAAGTTCAGAGTTTTTAACATTAGCTAAATCAGCTACATCTCCTTCTATCTCATAAATTGTGTGGTGAAAGTCTGAGGCTATCATATCGTCTGGATTATCCACAGTCTTCCTAAGAAGTTGTGGTAAGTCAAACTCATACCAAGACCAAGATTCACCAATTAAAAGATATCCTGTTTTGACTAAATCTCTATGAAAAGAAGTAGTCATAGGAGAGCCTGGATAGATAATGTTTCTCTGCGTATTGGAGTGGCTATGTAGGTCACCCGCGTATACTACAGGAAAGTTATCAAATCTATCAAGTTCTACCTCAGGAGTTACATGAGGAGGTATTTCACCTCTTACATGTGTATATAAAGGTTTGTCGAAATTACACTTTTCTATAGAGCCTTTCTTATGCAAGTCTGCATAGGGGAGTATTGTTCCCCACTCATACTCTGTAGTTTCATCTACAATTTCAACTAAAGGGTTTACATCAGATGTGGCTCTCTTTAAATTAGAAAAGAAAGTCTTATTCTTTTTAGTTGCTTCGTGGTTACCATCAAAAATAATGGTTGGAATTTTAATATCTTTAATAAAATCAAAGTATAGTGTCAATTCGTCCATTGAAGGAACTCTATCAAATAAATCACCACCTATAATATGCATATCAACTTCTTCCTCTAACTCATAAATAGCTTCGAAGAACAACTTATATCTTGCACATGCCCAGGCCATTGGTACATTCTTTTGACCTAATTTTAAGTGCCAATCTGCTGTAAATAAAATCATGCTACGAAGTCGTCTCCCGGTGTCCAAGAACACCCTGTAAGTCCGCCAGCTTGCAAAGCTTCGAGCGTTCTTAAAACTTCATGTTCATTTCTGCCTGTATCTAGTGTATTAACTGATACATGCTGAATGACTCTGTTTTTATCGAAGATAAATGTCGCACGATAACAAACACCTTCTTCTTCGTTTACAATACCTAGTTTTTTTGATAATGAAAGTCCACAGTCAGCTGCAAGTGTATGACTAATACTACCTATTAGTTCATTCTCTTGTTTCCATGCTAACTTACAAAATTCGTTATCGCCGCTGATACCAACAACATTTGCATAGTCTACTACTATATCCATTCCAGCAATTTCTGTTGGACAGATAAAAGTAAAGTCTTTTGGATAGAAATAAATTACAGACCAATCCTTTTTCAAGGGTGTGTATCCTTCATTTACTTCTACACCAACAAATTCGTTGCTTTCATTAACTCCCTGCAAACAAAAACTAGGGAATAAGTCTCCTACTCCTAACATCTGTCTCTCCTTAAGAAATTGAGAACTCAGAGTCAACATCAGAAGGAGCTTCAGCGCCCTCAGATGGTTGAGTTACTCGTTGCAGTAATTCTAACTGAGCATCAGGAGTAGGTCTAGCTAGAACGTCGTCCATAGAACGAAGCTCTGCAATTGATTCCTTTTCTGCGTCAGTTAAAGGTCTTGGTTTGCACTTAAGTGCTTGAAGCCTATACTCTACATTAAAAGCCATAGGTCCAGTTTTAACTCTCTGGAAGTGAACATCCCAACCTGTTTCAGGGTCAGTAGGATCGCCTAAATCTTCAGCGGCAACCATTATTTGTTCCATGAGTTTCTTTTTGAGATTAACAACTTTTACATTGCCGTCTTTTGGGTCTATAGCTTGAATAGCGTATGCCCAACCACATTTTAGTTCAGGAAAAAACTCTCTTACATAGTCCTTTTCCTTGTTGTTGAATGTTTCTGTGTCTCTATCGAAAGCAAGACATTCCATAGGAATATTTTTGCCATTTTCGCCTTTGATCCAGTAAACATATCTGGGTAGTATATCTCCTACTAGACGGAAAATATTATCTCCTTCTGTGTAAGTATACTGATCGATTGAGGATTTTTTAGCACTCCCCTGTGCTTGATTAAATTTTAATGCCATTTATTTTCTCCAATTAGCGTTATCTTCAAACTCAAAGTGTACTAGACCATCTTTAAGATGAAGCAATCTGTTGCGATTTACTATCGTTGTATTAACAGGTAAATGTAGCAACTCTAGTGTTGTTTCACCTGTCTGTTTATAATTGAAATAATTGCGAAATGAAGCGACTGCAATATATTCAGCAGCCTCTTGATTGCTATAATTTCTTCTTTCTGCCAGAAGCTGTCTCGGATTTAGCAGAAAACTCTGCCCGAGAAAACTTTTCCCAAAATATTTGTAAGTTTTGTCTTTGCGACTGGCTGGGATTCTCTTATAAGTTAAGAGATGAATAATAGTGAGAATTGAAACACTATCGCCTTTCGTTTCTCTAAATATCTTTTCCCAATTATATTTTATCATATATTATAACAAATTTTTGAACCCGTGTCAAGTAATATTTTTCGGAGGTGCTTACAGGGTTGATACGTCATACCCTTGTTTAATATAGTATCCTAGTCGTTGACTAGCCTGCCTCTTTGCTGTTTTTCCTATTAAATTAATATCTACTACTACAGGTTGTTGTTTTCCTTCATAATCTCTAATTATTCTTCCAATGAGCTGTGTAAGTAACGGCTCGTTATTTACTGGTGTTGCGAGTATTAAACAGCTTAGAATATTTAAAGAAATACCCTCAGAGAATATAGCTTGTGTCCCATACAGAACATCTTTATCCTCATAAATCTGATTAATTATCTCGCCTCTGTCTTCGTGATGGACTGCGCCCGTCACACAAACTGCGTTATCACCAGTGAGTTTCGCGCAGTTTTTTAGGAAATCTACTCTATCAGATACTACTAACACTTTATGACCTTTGGCCGCATATGATGATGCAGTCATAGCCACAGAATGTTGATACTCTGGGTTGTAAGCTAACTCATTTATTCGATTAGCCCAAGGTATAGAGTTTCCGTCCATGAATCGTATATCCATTGGTAGGATATGAACTTTGGGTGTCATAAAGTTTTCCTTTGGTGGTTTTAAAACATTGCTTCCAAAGTAATCACGAAATACTACATGCCTACCATCTTTTCTTTCTAGTGTGCCAGTAAGACCAATCTTATATCTATCACAATTTTTATCTATAATTCGTGAAAAGGTTGGAGCGCTACAATGATGCATTTCGTCTAAAATTATTGTTCCAAATTCTTGTCTTATGTCTGTGATTTTTCTGTATAAACTTTGAATATTCCCTACAACAACTGGAGTATCAGTTTCAAACTTTCCACTACCAATAATCCCAGCTTTAAAACCATATACTTTTTCTACTTCATCTTCCCACTGTTTCCTAAGTGCCAAAGTATGAGTAACTACTAGTGTTTTTTGACCAAGCTTACCAGCTATTGCAAGACCTGTAAAAGTCTTACCCCAACTTACCCAAGCATTTATTATTCCACCATCACCAATTTCGTCATATACAGACTGTTGGCTTGGTCGTAATTCTAAATTAAACTCTGGGTAGTCCACTGGTTTTAGTATTCGTTTATCTTGTATTTCATGGTCAGTTGGTATTAAGTCTTGTCTGCCAACTGGAATTGCTACTAATCCTTGCCGTATCATTGCCATATTTTTTATAATTAGAGGCGGATCACCAAATTTAAAAGAAGGAACAGAATAAGTTAATTCTTTATCAATCTTTTGCTGTTGATGTGGAAGAACTTCTAAGTAAATCCTATCACTAATTACTGCTTTCATATCCTTTAAACCATTGCACTAATGAATGCCTAGTGCCTTTTGTAACGGGTTCCACCTCATGAAGTAGGTCAGAAGGGAAAACTATTACAGTCCCTTGCTCGTTTGTTACAGGGCTAGGAGAACCTCCTATACCATATAAACATAAATCCCCTCCTTCATAATCCAAAGGATTAGAGAGTTGAACACTAATACTTAATATTCTCTTATTCTTTTCATCTGCATCATAGTGAGGCCCATAAAAGTCCCCCTTATTATAAGTTGCAAACTGTAAATCTTCTACTTCTTCTATGGTATAGTCCTTATAATTATTAATTACTAGTTCATAGATATACTTTTTTAGAAATTTGTTGTCTATAAAAGATACTTTTGTAGAACGACCTTTTGATTTTTTATTTGTTTTGCCTGTGCCCGCTTCTAGTTGAGGGCGAATTAATCCCTGCTCGATAATTTTTTCACAAGCTATGGGTGGTATAATTGATTTAAATATTTTAACCATGATATAATTCGGTATTCCATGGGTTAACATTTATGGAGGTTCTAATCCCTTCAAATTGCTCAACTCCATGATATAAGCCTGGAGAGAATACTATTAATCTATTATTTTTAGGAGTAACTTCTACTCCATTTTTAAATTGTAATTTTCCATCTATTAGTTTTTCTACTTCTAAGTAAAATACTGTGGAGCAAATGGGGTATCTAGTCATTCCTATTGATGTGTACGCAATTTCGTCTTTGTCGTAGTGCCACTGCATAGGTCTGGTATTTGTGTGCGACCAGTAGTCATAGCCTACCATATTGCTAATATCAAAATATTTTCCCGCGTGTCTGAGAATTTCGTCGCACATATACCTATTAGGGTGCTCACAATCCTTATAGTGCCATCCCTCTCCCTCTTTATCCATTACTCCACTGATGTAAGGCTCAGTAGAACGACATATATTTTTCTTCCATTGTTCTAATTGTGTGTGGGTAAATACTCCATCTACTATTGCTATCATAATTTTACTGCCAATAGAATAAATATGCCCATCATAATTATATTTGCAAAAAACATAAGTATACCTAGTATCGTATGATACCATATCCATCTTGTTTTATAGG